CTTTAGTGCAACCGATCAGCTCGCGGTACACCAAGGTGTTGCCCACGTCGAACGTGACCGACTGCAGACAGCCGGCGTAGGACAGCAGCTCGAACGTATCGGTGTTGCCGTTCTTGAACACCAGCGGTGTGGCCTGGTTCGCGTAGGTGACGCTGGGCAGCGCCGAGTCATCAGGTGCGTTGTAGATACCAGTGAACGTGAAGTCAATCGTCGGGATTTCACCCACGTTCGCGTTGATCACGAAAGTGCCACGGCAGCCGGTCACCTTATGGCGCACACCATCAATGTTGTAGTGAATGGTGACAGAGCCAAAGCTGCCGGATACGGGCGCGTAGGTGACGCTCACACCAGCAGAGACGGTTTCGCTCAGAGCGCAAGCCTGAAGAGCCTTGCCGTACTGGGGAGCAGTGCCAGCAGTGCCAGAGCCAGCCAGCTCGACGCTGAAGGTGCATTCAACGCGAGTGTTCGCGAGCAGCTGCTCAGATGCGCCAAGGTAAGGGCGAATCAGATCGCGGTTGACAACATCACTCTGCTGAGGAGTGATGTTCAAATCCCTCACCAGAACTGCGTCCGCTCCGTCTGGAGTCGGGTCTGTTCCGTACACCGATTCCGTTTCGATCAGAATCAGTCGTTTCCGAAGAAGAAGTGCCATCAGTTTTTGGGGTGTCGGCGGGAAGTGTGCGCTTGATCAGAGTGCGTTTACCGGTTTCTGGATCGAGAAGATACGACCCACCTTGACCGCTGTACTCTTCATTCATAGTAGTCCTTGCCTCTGCTTAAATCCTACTCGGTGGTCAAGTCTGCAACTGCAGTTCTATACTTGATGTCGTATTCATTCGCGAATACACCTGCAGGTTGATCCGCGTCAAGAAACTCGAATGTTGTTAGCACCGGCTGCACATCAATTGCATAGCCACCGAGCGTCAGGTCTGCCATCAGCTTTGAGTGCATTGATTCAATGATCGAATCAGCATCCGTGTCAGGCGTGCCGGAGCGCACCACAACGACGACTCTGACACGCATGGTCCAGTCAAGCTTCGGCAGTGACGTGAACTGCTGAGCCGTATCGGTGACAGGTTCGATGATGATCATCGGGCTTTCGGCCCTGGCCACAGCCGTCACCCTTGATCGATATACCCGACCGCTCACACCAGCAGTACTCGCCAGCGTTGTGGCGATCTGGGCAAGGATCTGTTCGCGTTTGGTAGCCATCAGTTACACATCACAGAACCAGTAAAGCTCTCTCCCGCACCGATGCTAGTTGCCTTTGCTCTCACATACAGCAGCGGCAGGTTTGGATAGGCGTGAAAGTCAACGCCTGACTCGTTGTGAGAGTGAGACTCAAGATCGAACCAATCAGTTCCGTTTAGCGACCCTTGATGAGTCACTGTGATGTTGCCCCCAACAATCTTGTCTACAAACGTGAACGAGGTTGCATTGACCTTCAATGCTGGCGTCTCACCATCAGACGTCAGGGGATCCCACTCGTGGACGTTTTTCTCGTTGTTCGAGTAGTAGCCGATGATCGCTGTCATGATTGCACCTTTTTGAAAGTGACACCACTGGTGCTGCCCAGGGTGGTGGTTAGCGCTGCGAGGATCTGCTCACGGATGCTGGTCATCAGGCGTCAGGGAACGGCGCAGTGGGTGGGGTGAAGTTACTGGTGTATCTTGCGACGCCTTTGGTGATGCGGAGGTCGTCGATGTAGCCATCAAGATAAAATGTGTTATTAACTGTAGAACCAATTCTTGGTGCGGATCCAAGAGTAAAGTTTAGAGATGTACTCCAAGTACCTACAGAAACTCCGTTTATATATCCAGTAACAACATTGCTACTATCCCTAACAAGAGCATAATGATTCCAACTATTAATTGTTGTAGACCCACCACTTAGTCTATTAACAGCAGATTCACCAACCTGTATCTCACCATTGGAATTAATAAAAACAATTATCTGACTACTTGGGCTTCCTCCAATAGAACGAGTATCAAGTATTAAAAATAGAGAAGAAGCATTACGGAATAACCAGAACTCAAAAGTAAACTCCCCAGATCCAAATGCTAGTGAATTGTCTAGTGGGAGGGACAATGAATCCCCATTCCCATCAAAATACATTGACGCCCCGCCAAACTTGCTTTGCGCCGTGCTGATCTGCGCATTACCAACTGCCGTCACAGTCTTAGGCGACGGGCTGTTGTCAATGATCGTCGTGCTGCCGTTGGTGCCATCGCCGTGCAGCAGCAGGGAGACATTCGCGAAGTTGGGATCTGTTGGCCCAGCCGCTGCCGCAAACTGATACGGGTTGATGTAGATGATGCTCATGCCGGTGTCAACGTGTAGGTGAGATCAAGGTGATGCGTTGCCATTAGTTCAGTCAGTTCAGCCACATGCTCGTCAGTAAGCGCCACCTGACTCAATAGCAGCCAGATCGCGCCTTGCATTGCCTGCGGGTTGACGCGGCCAGCCATAGCATCCTGGATGGCCGAAACAAACACCGCCAAAGCGCGAGCAAGCTCAGCCGTAGCGGGCATCCCTATGACGGCTTGATAGGTGGCGCTGGCCAGTAGGTCTGAGTAGAACCCCACGTAATTCGGCTGCGGTGGTGGAGGCGCTGGCAGCTCGATCAGCTCCCAACCGTGGCGCCATTCCAACGCATCAAGGTCGACAGTCAGCCGCTGCCGCACCGTGAAGCCCTCAACGTCATCAGGCCGGTCTTCCTTGACGATCCGCATCACCAGATAACGCGCGTCGAGATTCACCACGGGCTGATCATCAGCCCTCGGGTAGCTGAGGATCTTCTGATCGATCGTGTCCCAAAGTGCGAAAGTATTCATGGCTTCAGCTCCGGGTGAGGTAGAGGGTGAGCTTCAGGCCAGCGCCTGCGGTGCCGCTGCCCACCTGGTCAATGTCAATCGTGATCTCTGCATCGTCCGCCAGGGCTGAATCGCTGATCACTGGAGGGGTTGCTGCTGTCTCGCTGGTCTTCTCTCCGGCATCAATGCTCAGCTTGGTGCTCAAGACCGATGTTCCAGCTTCGTTAATGTCGACGATCAGATCGCTACCCACTGGCGCTGTGGTGACTGTTGCCTTCACTGCAGTCAGCGTGCCAGCAGTTGGCATCCGAAAAGTGACCTTAGCGGTGCCAGTCGTCAGCGCTGTCGTTTCGTCGCTGCAGGCGATGACGTAGATGTCCTCCACGGCAAACCGGGCATCATCGCCAGCGGCCACCGTGCCAGCCGTCGTGCCAACGTCCAGCGTCGCAGCATTGCCGAGGCTTGTCTCAAGCGCATAGCCTGGATGCGGATCTGAAGCCGCTTCGTGTGTGCTAACTGCGCTTGCGGCTGCCCCTGCAGCATCAGCGCCAACGTCCGCCGCGCTTGGCATTACGTGAACGTGATCCTCGCGGGCGTAGTCAGCACTAGCACCAATCGCAGCAACGCCAAGCGGCTGCGGCGTTGCGTCGGCAGCAGATGGAATTGTCGGCGTGCCGCTGAGGTCGCCGTAGGCGCCTGTGCTAGCGACAGTGGCCAGTCCCAGCGTCGTGCGTTGCGCAGCTGCGTCGCTGTCGTCAAGCAGCGCCCGACCCGCTGCGGTGCAGGTGATCTCCTCAACAACACCAGCGCCTGCGGTGCTTCGCCCGAGCAACTTATCAGTAGCGCTTACATCTTGGATCTTGGCGTAGCTGACGGCGCTGTTGTCGATTGTCCAGGTGGCGCCACCGCCGGATACGGTGATGTCACCCTTATCGCCATCCGAAACACCAACGGCGTCCATCGTAGTGCCGGTAATGCTGAGATTGGTGCCAAGTGTGAGATGCGTCAGCTTGCTAGCGCTGTCATCCCAAAACAGCAAACGATCGCCGCCGGGGTCATCAGCAGTCAGCTCTTGACCGGTCAAGCCGAGCACGTCAGCCACGCTGGCAGCCAGCGTCACTGCATCGTGAAACCTCGCATCGTCACCGGCTGCAACGGCGCCAGTGGTGGTGCCAACATCCAGCGCCGCAGCGTTGCCCAGCGTTGGTTTGTTTAGAATCTCAGCGTCGCCGCTTGTCGCATCCCAGTCCGCGTTGACGTTGGCTTCAGCGCCATCGGCGATACCAGCCAACTTTGACGCTTCGGCGCTGGTGTAACCCTGATAGCCAGCGGCGTAGCTCAGCGCAATGGTTCCGCTTGTGGTGATCGGCGAACCGCTGATGCTGAAGCCAGTAGGCGCCGTGAATCCAACACTGCTTACCGTGCCGCCACCGCCGCCAGGTGCTGCAGCATTAATCCATTGCCCAGTAGCGCCGTCATACTTCAGGACTTGCTGATCAGAAGGCGAGCTGAGCGTGACATCACTCAATCCGTCAAGCGCTGTTATTAGCGT